GGTGTATATATAAGGGTAGATATTGTGCAATGCGGATAGATCGGGGGATTGATCCTAATTCCCGCGCCCCCGTTTATTGGATATCGGGCCAATGGGGACACGGCTCTATTGAATAAATGCGTTTACGCTGAAACGTAAACGTCTACGCATTGCGTGATTCGATTCGATTCTGTCCCGCTTTGTTGCCCGATTGAATGGGCCACGACCCTCTCGGGAGCGCGCCCCATAACGCTCCCCGCCCCAAAAGAATTTCCGTTTTTGTTAGACTGTGCTTGCTGTTTCGAAGTAAGGCTTGTGGGGCACTTCCCCCAATGGCAGTCCACAGGTCAAGTCTCATTGGGCGTGTATAGGCTGGATGGGGGCCTATAAGCGTCATTTAAGCCCTCGCTCCCGTTGGCGGCGGTTAGCCCATCCCACCTTCCTTTTTCTTTCCTGCAAAACCCGCCCCAAAGAAAAATCGTGTTTTCTACGATGCGTAGATTTCGTGTAGTATTCGCCTATATCGTTTAAGGAGGACGTATGCAACAGATGTATGAGATAGATAAAGATGTGCCTATACCGGCACCTATTAAGCGCCACAACTACCCCTATGAGCAGCTACAAGTGGGCGAGAGCTTTTGGGTGGCAAATACGCCCATGTCTACCCTGTGTAATTGCAACCGTCGTCAGGGCAAACGGTTTTCTAGGAAATTTGTCTGCAGGAAAGAAGGAGAGGGAGTTAGGGTCTGGAGGGTGGCATGAGTGTCACCGACCAGATGGAACCTACTGCCCAACTGCGTTGGGTCAAAAGGGGGAAGGAGAAGGTGCTCCAGCAGTGGTGGAGTAATGCCATGAATGTCAGGATGGGGCCTGTGCAGATGATCCGTGGTGAGTGGCGAGATGTCCCGGTGGAGGAAGTCGAATAGTGGGCTACCTTTGGGGTGCGGTAGTGATTGCCATATTCCTTTTGGCCAACCTTTTTACGTGGGTGTTCTGATGGAAGCAATCCTTGTGACGCTTTTGGTTGTGGTGGGTTTATTTACCGGCCCTGCCCTGAGCATGGCCCTTCTTTTGTGGTTTTTCGACGAATGAACCTAGAGCTACTGTTTCCCACCCCGGTGGCTTTTTATGACCTTGGCAGGAAATTAGACAAGAAAGAAACGGACTTTATTGTTAAACAAGACAGACGCTCCAATGAAGGTAATCAGGTTTCTGTCAGTAATTATGTTTTAAATGAATCGCCCCTTGCCAAACTAAAAGACGAGATACAAAAGTGTGTCGAGGAATACGTTAAAGATGTCTGGAAGGTGGACAAGACTTTAGGGGTGCGGATTACTCAGTCTTGGATTAACTGGACTAAGGCGGGTCAGTATCACCATAAACACGCACACCCTAATTCATTTATGTCTGGGGTTTTTTACATCAATGCCGTAGAAGACCGAGATCGGATTACTTTCTATCAATCCGAATACAAGCAGATTAAGCCTAAGTACGACGAATGGACTAGATGGAATAGCGAATCGTGGTGGTTGCCCGTAAAAACGGGACAGATTGTTTTGTTCCCATCTAGCCTGACCCACATGGTCGAGACTATTAGCGGGGAAGAAGAACGAACAAGCCTAGCCTTTAATACCTTCCTAACGGGTAAGTTGGGCGATGACAACACAAAGACGGAATTGATTGTATGACTGTGCGGGGGGCGGTAGATGTTAAAAAAACTGCTGAGACTTGGCTAAAGCAAGCTCAGAATGTCGGCAAGGAGTATTTCATTCGCTCGCTGAAGTCTCACAGGGAGGAAATGAGTAAGGGTGGCACCTACTCTGGGGTACATGCCGAAACGTACAAATTAATGTCCCAGCACCCGTGGGGACAGGAGTATCTAAAAATTGAGCAAATTAAACAGCATCCTTCCTAAAATAGCCCCGCTATGCACCGACATGTGGGAGCACTTTCCAACCTTGCGGGAGTTAGCGGCTGAGTGCGAGTCTGTGGTCGAGTTAGGGGTTAGAGGCGGCTGCTCTGCCTACGCCTTGGCTGCTGGCTTGGAAAAGTCTAACGCCCATGAAAAGTGGATGGTCTACGTAGACATCCATCCCTGCCAAAACGAGGAGCTAGAAAAGCTCTGCAAAGAGGCAAAGATTGCCATTGAGTTTCACTTAGCCGATAGCCGCTACATTGACCTGCCTGAGTGTGACCTGCTCTTTATCGACACCCTGCACACCTATGGGCAGCTAAAGACTGAGCTTGAGCTACATAACAGCAAAGCCAAAAAATACATTGTCTGCCACGACACCGATGCCCCTTGGGGGATGAAAAACGAAACTGATGATGGCTCCCCGGACAAAGGTCTGTGGCCAGCCATACAGGAGTTTTTGGCTGACCATAAAGACGAGTGGCGGCTACTGGTGCGATACCGTAACTGCCACGGCCTAACCGTATTGGCTAGAAAATAATGCACCCGTCAGCAATGCGTAACTGCATCAAATTTTTTGATGTGTACGGCAAATATAAAGACGGCGGCATGGTCGTTGATATTGGTAGTCAAAACGTCAACGGCACTTTAAAAGACGCTATGCCTAGCCGCTTTCAATACACTGGCGTGGATTACGTTGAAGCTGTTAACGTGGACGTAGTTTTAACCAATCCTTACAAGTTTCCTTTTGAAAACAATTCTGTAGATATAGTGCTTTCGTCATCTTGTCTTGAGCACTCTGAGTTTTTTTGGTTGTCTTTCGAAGAAATGGTAAGAATCTCCAAGCCTGATGGATTGATTTATTTAAACATTCCTTCTGCTGGCCCCTACCATCCATACCCTGTTGATTGCTGGCGTTTTCGCATGGACGCAGCATTGGCTTTAATGAATTGGTCTAGGCGACAGGGAAGTAGTGTTATGTTGCTTGAGGCTTACACCGATGAAGAACAGCCGTGGCATGACTTAGTAGCTATTTATTGCAAAGATGAAATGCATGTAGAAAAGTATCCACAACGGATACCAAGCTAATGAATTTCGACACCAATAAGTTTTACCAGTTTTGCCGCTACCTGCGGATTGAGTCCAAAGAGCGCGGCATGATTACTTTGGGTGAAACCCTGCTTGGCACCCAGACCTATGTGATGGATAAGGTGGCTAAGGGCCTAAAAGACGACATCCATTTCTTTATCGTGCTTAAAGGCCGTCAGTTAGGGATTACCACTATCAGCCTAGCGATGGACTTGTACTGGCACTTTTTAAACCCCGGCATGCAGGGAACGCTAACTACCGACACGGAGGAAAACCGTGAGCAGTTCCGATCTACCCTCCAAATGTATATGGACGGGCTCCCAAAGGAATACAAGATTCCCCTCATGTCCCATAACCGGAACCAAATGGTGCTCAAGAACAGGTCACGAATGTTTTACCAAGTGGCGGGACTTAGGGCCAAAGGCTCCCTTGGTCGAGGCAAAGGTATTACCTTTTTGCACGGCACGGAAACAAGTTCATGGGGTGACGAAGAAGGGCTAGCCTCTCTACTTGCCTCGCTGGCTGAAACTAACCCGCTGCGCTACTACATGTTCGAAAGTACAGCCCGGGGCTTCAACATGTTCCACGACATGTGGACTACGGCCAAACGGGCTAGAACCCAGAAGGCCATTTTCTGTGGCTGGTGGCGCAACCAGCTTTACTCTGCTGACCCAGCTTCTGACATATATAAAATATATTGGGACGGAAAGCTCTCGGCAGAGGAAAAAGAGTGGACACGCGAGATTAAAAAAATCTACAACTACGACATCAACAGCAGGCAAATGGCGTGGTGGCGATGGAAGCTGCACGAAGGGCTAAAAGACGAAGGTCTGATGTACCAAGAGTTCCCTCCCACAGAGGACTACGCCTTTGTGATGACGGGTTCCAGCTTCTTTTCTACTGCCCGATGCACAGACGCTATGAAAGAAGCAAAGCGGATAGACGCAGGCTATTACCGCTTTTCTATGGGTGCCAACTTCCAAGACACTGAGCTAATCCAAAGCTCTGCTCGCTTGGCTACGCTCACCATCTGGGAAGAGCCCGTGCCTGCTGCCTACTACGTCATTGGCGCTGACCCAGCCTACGGCTCATCTGATTGGGCAGACCGCTTTTGTGTGCAGGTTTACCGATGCTATGCCGATGGGCTAGATCAGGTGGCAGAATTTTGCACTGCAGAAATCAACACTTACCAGTTTGCGTGGGTGATTTGCTACCTAGCCGGGGCGTACACCAATTCGACGCTAAACCTCGAAGTCAACGGCCCCGGGCAGGCGGTCATTAACGAGATGCGTAACCTTAAAAGGCAGGCTACCAGCATGGGAGGCCAAGAGGCCCGCAATCTCTACAGCGTTTTGGCCAACATGCAGCACTACCTTTGGCGGCGAAACGACTCAATGGGCGGCATATCCAATAGCATTGGCTGGGTGACTACCCATAGCAGCAAAGAACGGATGCTCAATTACTTCAAAGACTACTTTGAGCGCGGTATGTTGACTGTAAAAAGTGTAGACCTGTTAGATGAGATGAAAGGTATAGTACGTGACCAAGGAACTATCGCAGCGTATGGGAGGGGAAAAGATGATCGCGTTATTGCTTCAGCCTTGGCCAGTGCAGCCTTTGCCGAACAACTCCAGCCAAGACTCCTCGCCGAAAGAGTCACCCGTGTCCAAAAGGAGGC